GATCACTGCATTCAGTATTGGTGGTACAGCAGCAGATGGTAATGCAACATTCGAATCACTCACTGCAAACAATATAGCATTTAATGCAACATTCCTACCTAAGATTTCTGGTGGTAACTATGCTCCTGAAATTGCTAATGGTGGTAGTGGATACCAAATTGGTTATCAATTCGTAATCGGTGGTCAAGAACTTGGTGGTGATCCAACCATTAACGATATGACTATCACTGTCACAGACATTGATTATCTAACTGGAGAGATTACTGCTATCACTGCAACTGGTACTCCAGTGTCAGGAGAGAGTATTGCATTCTATCCATCTGTTTCTTTATCTGCTACAACTAGTGGTAATATTAATAACGGTACTAATATAACTTACTCTGCTATTGCAAGAATAAGTGCAACATTTGCTAACAATCATGGATTGGTTCCAGGAAATACAATCCTTGCTGCTATTGATTCTACTGGTAATAACCATGATCTTGCTTCAGGACCATTCTTTATTGAAGAAGTTCCTAACTTAAACAAGTTTGTTTATACTACAAGAACTACTGGTACTATTGATACTAATACTGCTCTTACTGGTGAACTCTATACTAGACCAGATTGTTTCTATACACACAGACCATTTGACGGTGGTGTGCAACTAGGAACAGGTTCACCATCACACGGTGCTCAGGCGATTCGTCAATCTAAGAAATATATCAGATACCAGTCAGGTAAAGGTATTCAGTATACTACTGGTGCTTTGTTCGCTCCTTCATATGACTTGAGATCAGTTAGTGCTGATGGTACTACTTTTGGTAGTGTTATAACTGTAGTTACTGATGACGTGGATCATGGTCTACAGGTTGGTGCTGAGATCGCTCTTGGTGGTATATCAACTGCTGGATATAATGGTCATTATATTGTTGCAAGTATCGTTAATGAAATTACATTGACTGTCCTGGCTACAGGAACACTTGCTGATACTAATGCTGAGTTTGGTCAACAACCAAGTATATCTCTGTATAAGTGGAAAGGTTCTACTGTAAGATCTGGTGCGTTCGATGATCAGAATGGTATCTTCTTCCAGTATGATGGAACAAACTTATCTGTTGGTCTAAGATCTTCTACATTCCAGATTGCTGGTACTGTAAGTGCTACTCCAGATAACAACCTTATACAAGGAACTAATACTAAGTTCACTGAACAGTTAACTACTGGTGATAGATTAGTTATTCGTGGAATGAGTCATGTTGTTACTTCTATTATAGATGACCAAAATATGACAGTTAACCCTGACTATAGGGGTGCGGTTGGTGCAGTTAATACAAAGGCAGCATTGACTAAGGATATTATTATTCCACAATCACAGTGGAACATTGACAAATGTGATGGTACTGGTAAGTCGGGATACGAACTCCAGATCAATACCATGCAGATGATCGGATTCCAATATACATGGTATGGTGCTGGATTCATTGACTGGATGTTCAGAGGTCCATCAGGTAACTTTGTGTTTGCACACAGACTTAAGAACAACAACAGGAACAGAGAAGCGTTCATGCGTTCAGGTAACTTACCTGTTAGGTATGAGGTTCTAAACGAAGGACCAAGAACTAAGTTAACAACTTCTGTTACCAATAGTTTTGTTGATTATCTTCCAGTTGAAGATGTAACTCTATTCCCAGAAACAGGTGTTGTATATGTTGGTAACGAATTGATTCGTTATTCTTCTAGGAATACAACACTTAATAGACTTGTTGGTCTTACAAGAACAGCAAACTTAAACAACTATACTGCTGGAGCAAACAGAACATACACTGCTGGAGCAGCAGATTCTTATAATAAGAACGAGGGTGTTATCCTACTCACCACTACTGCAACACCACAGATTAACCACTGGGGTTCTGCATATCTAACAGACGGTGGCTTCGATGAAGATAGAGGATACCTCTTCAACTATCAGGAATCTGAGATTGAGATCTCAGTCACACCGTATACGGTCTTCCTAATCCGTCTATCACCTAGTGTGTCTAACGCACTGACTGGTGACTTGGGTGAGAGAGAACTAATCAACAGAGCACAGTTGCTACTGAAGAGTGTAGAAATCACTACACAGGGTGGTAGTTCTTCTCAGGGAGTTATCGTTGAAGGAATTCTAAACCCGATTAACTATCCAGCAAACCCTGTTGACATTACTTGGGGTGGTTTGAATACATCTGGTGAAGGTGGACAACCATCATTTGCTCAGATTGCATCTGGATCTAGTGCTAACTGGAGTGCTGGTGGTGCTAACATTACTGCTGTTAACCGAAATAGTAGGAGCTACTGGGGTAGGTGGGTTCTTTTCAACAAGACTGACGTTCAGGGAGTTCAGGTAGGTATGCAGGCGACTGGTGGATCACTACCTGGTGGTTCTAGTGTATCAAGAATACAGAATGCTAATAGTACTCAAGTATGGATAATCTTCTCTCAGAGCACAATTCCAGGAAATGCAGGTAGTACAACATATACATTCATTGTTCCTCCATATGCTCAGCCAGGCGAACGAATCTTCTCCTTCGTGGCATCACCAGGACAAAGGGATGGTATTGACTTGACCGAACTTAAAGAGTTAACTAATACTCCTATTGGTGGTCGAGGTACGTTCCCGAATGGACCTGACGTTCTAGCGATCAACGTTTATTGTACATCAGGTAACGCATTCAACAGCACGATCAACCTCAGATGGGGTGAAGCACAAGCATAGGAGGTCATATGGCACAACCAGCTAGTAGAACACAATTAGCAGATTACTGCAAAAGACAATTAGGTGCTCCTGTACTTGAAATCAATGTTGATGATGATCAAGTAAGTGATGCTATCGATGACGCTCTCCAATATTACAGGGAGCGTCATTATGATGGTATGGAGTTGATGTACCTAAAACATAAGATCACCGCAGCAGACAAAGCTAGATTTGATCTTAAATCTGAGACTATCATGACAGATGCTGATAGTACTAAGTGGGAACGATCAGATAATTATATCAATATCCCTGAGCATGTAATGGGGATATCTAAAGTATTTGGATTAGCAAGTAATGCTATCCGTAACAACCTATTTGGTATCGAGTATCAGATCTTCTTGAATGATCTATATGCTTTTGGTTCTCTTGATATGCTTAACTACTTTATGGTTAAGCAGTGGTTAGAAACTATTGACATGGTTTTAAACAATGGAGCATTTGTTGAGTATAGGTTTAACCAGAGACAAGATAGATTGTATCTTGACATTGATGAATCAATGCTGACAGAAGAATTGTATCTTGTCATACAATGCTATAGAGCATTAGAACCAGATACTTTCACACAAGTTTATAATGATCCTTTCGTAAAACAATATTCTACTGCTAAGATAAAGAGGCAGTGGGGTCAGAATCTAATCAAGTTTCAAGGTGTTAACCTACCAGGTGGTGTTCAACTTAATGGTAGAGAATTGTTCAATGATGCTAACGATGAAATTGCAAGACTAATGGAAATGTCTTCAAGCACCTATGAACTACCACCTATGGACATGATAGGATGAAGAGTATATATTTTCCTCAGCATGGTGGTGTTGGTAGTGAGCAGTCACTTATACAATCACTTGTTGATGAACAAATAAAACTATTTGGAACTGACTGCTATTATCTTCCACGTAAGATGATCAAGGACACAACCCTTGATGATGTTTTGTATTCTGAGTTCAAGACTCAGTATATGATTGAGATGTTCCTCATTAATGTAGAGGGATTTGGATCACCATCAGAATTCATTAGTAAGTTTGGTCTCACAATCACAGACGAGATTACTTTTGTTGTATCAAAGAATAGATGGAGTCAGGTATTCCAAGAGTTCGCAGATATTACAACTGTAGATGGTAGACCTAATGAAGGAGATTTGATCTACTATCCATTAACAAAAGCATTATATGAAATAAAGTATGTAGAAAGAGAAGCTCCTTTCTATCAGTTAGGTCAGACATACCTATACCAGATGACTGCTGAGATCTATCAGATCGGTGATGATAAGTTTGATACTGGTATTCCAGATGTAGATGTAGTAGAAGAAATATATTCTACTTCTATCTCTATACAAATGGATACTGGTGGCACAGGAGAATACTCATTAAGTGAAACTATAACTGGTTCTACCTCTGGTGTTACAGGTGAGGTGGCATATTGGGATCGTTCAACCGATATACTAACCATCATAAATAGAACAGGAAACTTCCTAACTGGTGAGACTCTTACTGGAGGTACTAGTACCACAGCAAGAAGCATCACTACCATTGACAATTTGACAATGGGTGATAGGGCAGCTGCAGACAATAGAGAAATCGAAGATGCTGCTGATAATTTAATTGATTGGGGTGAAGTAAACCCATTCGGAGAATTTGGTAATTTTACAACAGGTGACTTCTAATGTTAGGACCACATTTTTATAATGAAGCAATACGGAAAACAGTTATTGGTTTCGGTACTCTTTTTAATAACATAGAAATTCGGAAAACTGATTCTACAGGATCTGTAATAGAGTCAGAGAAAGTTCCTCTAGCATATGGTCCTAAGAACAAATTTCTTTATAGGTTAGAACAAAGTCCAGACGTAACAAAGAAGGTTGCGATTAAACTACCACGTTTATACTTTGAGTTAACCAACGTAACATATGATAGTGGTAGAAAGACCAGTGCTATCAAAAAGATTAAAGCTGCTATTCCTGCTGCTGGTAGTACAGATAATGCAAAGCAGATACAAACACAGTTTGTTCCAGTACCTTATGACATGTCATTTGAACTTGGTATCATTGCCAAGTCATCTGATGATGCTCTACAAATATTAGAACAGATTCTTCCTTACTTCCAACCAGCATTTAACATAAGTCTTAAGTTCATTCCTGATATGAATGAAACAAGAGACGTTGCATGTATTTTGAATGGTGTTGATTATGCAGATGATTGGGATGACAGCTTCCTAGAGAGAAGGAGTATAGTTTGGACTCTACAGTTTACTGTTAAGTCTTACATCTACGGTCCTTATAGTAAGGCAGATGTTATACGTAAGGCACGTGTTATTGAAACTGTTGGTGACAAGAACGTCAGTAAGAGAAATGTTGAGAGATCTTATTCACCTAAGGCTCTAGAAGATAAGAATGCAGATGGTGTTATTAATACAGCAGATGATGATCTGGTAGTTTCCACAGACGACTTTGGATTCAATGAAGGATTTGAAATACTATGAGTAAATTAGATAAAAATATGGAGGAGATGTTAGACATCGATGTCTCCACTAAACCAGAAGGAGGTTGCACTACTAGGAAACAGCAACTGAAGGATGTCACAGAAGACAGAGAGAAAGACTATGAATATACTAGAGGAGAACTCTATAGTCTTATTTCTAAGGGTCAGGAGGCAGTACAAGGTGCTTTAGAGGTTGCACAGGAGTCAGGGCATCCAAGAGCATTTGAGGTCGCTACAAACGCTATGAAGCAGGTAGCAGACATGACTGATAAACTGATGGATCTACAGAAGAAAGTTCATGACTTAGATACAGAGAAGAAAGGTCCAAAGACTGTTACAAACAATGCTATGTTTGTAGGTAGTACAGCAGAATTACAGAAGATGCTAAAGCAAATGGGGAAAACCAAAAGTTAGCATTGCAAAATATTTAAAAATCTATTATAATATAATATGGATGCCGTGAAAGACATGAGACTAAACGAAGGAGATGTATATCGTCTCACCACTGCTTGTAAACTGTATCAGGAACAAACTGGTTCAGAATATATGTGGGATGAATATCAACATTTAATCGAAAAGATTAATACAATGTGTGAGCAGGGTTACTGTGCTTTTTCGGAAAATAGCTCATGACCGAAGAAACAATTAAAGCAATCTGTTATACAAAGGAAGAAGTTGATGCAATGATTGCTGCTGCTGTTGCAGAAGCACGTGCTATTGACGAAGAATCTATGCGTAAGCATAACAGAGATGCAACGATCATTAGTATGATCTTAGGATTCACATGTTTAGCATTATTTTTAGATGGACTACTTCGTATACTTGGTATCATTCCACCATTCGCAGGTCTTGACGTTAATGTCATCGATCAGATTGCGGAGAAGACTAAGGTCATTATCGAAAATGACATGATAAAATCTGGCATAACTAAAATACAACGTTGGTAAATTAAATGCTTTCAACACAATATCGTTTACGATTAGAAGCAATTTGTAAGGACATTGCTTCTGGTACTGATGTAACAATACAGGATATGATCTGGGCAGAGAAACTTGGTAAGGCAAATACTGCTGCCAGAGGTATGTTAAAGACTGCTAGAAGGATGGCAACAAATCCTAACGAGTCTTTTCTGAATGAGTTGAATATAGGAGACCCCGATCCAACTCATCATAAAAGGGGTTTCGGTTCTCCAGATGAAGTTGTGGAATGGTTCCACCAAGAAAGGTCTGACGATTGGAGGCAACGTGATTGAAAAAACAGACAAGATAGTTCGGATGGTTCTGCTTAGTCCACACGAAGCAGACCATTTATTTAAAAAAGAAGACGGCACATTCTATTGGTGTCATCATCGAAAAGGTGGTGACACTTTTTCTATACCAGAAATACAACTAGAAATGTTTCCACCTGAACCACCTAAGAAGATAAAGGTAGGTACAGATGCACCACATCATAATATCTTAGAGAAATATTATGGTAAGGATTGGAAACCTACACCACAGGAAGGACTTGAGGATCACTACTAATGCATCCTAACGGTTACACCAAAGAGATGATCAGGGAGATACTTGGTACATCATGTCCAGAGTGGGATCCAAAACATGAGACTGGTAATCAAATGAGAAAGAGAAAGGGTAGAGAGATGAGGGAAGGAAAGAGACCATACCCTACATACCCATCAAAGGAGTCTAGGATAGCAGACACTTCAGGTAAGTTTGATGAGAATGGACAATACATCTACCCTGAAGGATCTGGATTTAATTATTGTCAATGGTTGAAGGATAATCCTG